CCGCTAAGAACACCTGTGGTTTAATGACCAACACCCTCACGGTAACCCGTCACCAGAAGGGAACCACAGCCGTGGCGCATAGTTCTGGGGATTTTGTTTCCGACTACACTACATTTCTAGCTGGAGTAGCGGCTATTTCTAATAGTGGCCTAGCTACTAGTTACACAACCGGTAGTGTTAATGATTGGGTAAATTCCATTGGTCTAACCTCTAAGAATCCCTCGAATGCCGCTGCGTTCCAGAGTACTTTTGGAAACTTCTACCTAGGCGGATTCCTCCTAAGTAATGTGGCTCACAAGTGGGAGATACTAAATGAGTTTGGCCTTCAAGCAATGACTGATCAATCCTATGCCTCGGTGTATGGCGGTGCTGGTGCAGCGAACTGTACTCCTAATGCCAGGGCCTCGGCTCAATATCAGGTGGGTTGGCCCATTGCCCAGGAGCCGTTCAATGCAGGGCCACATAAGCTTGGTGGGGCGGCTGAGAGTTTATATGGAGGGTTGGTTACCCATCCAGGGATAGTTTCCCAAATCCGCTGGAACGTGGACACGGCTAGATTCTATTATTGGTCTACAATTCCTGATGTTGGGGATCGCTGCTCCCTTGGGAATGTGACCCAGGACATGCCATATAATTACTCGTTTGCTAGTCAGTATGCAGTACTGAGACCTTCGTTCTATCTAGAGCTTGAAACCTCTTGGATAGAGCCCCAGAATGAGATGGGTTGGAACACCATCACCGGGACCATGAATCAGGTAATGCCCCACTTTGCAAGACTAAACTTTCCCCTCGCCCAAATCTCTCCCTCTGGAATCACAAGTCTCTTTACCCCCCTTAGTGAGTATAAGGATGTTATAGCAAATGGGATTGCTCCCTCTGTGGCCTCGGCTATCGGGCCAATCGCTAGTAGTGAATGGACCACAATTCTGGATGCAGGTGGAGCATGTCCAGTCTCTCCCTCCCCCCTGGCATCATTTCTTGGTGGGGGGTGTTATGGGGATTCTTGGGCCTATGGATTGCCCTACCTTAGATGGGCTGGAGCAGCCTCAGGGGATACCACAACAATTGTGAACCAGGGCAATACCTCAGACCCTGGATACAATGCCTTTGGAACTGACTTGGCTGCAACCTGCACCTCCAATGTTGGAACAATCACCACCCCACCAAACGTAACCTGTAGTAACCAGAATCACTAAAACTATGAGCAAAGAAATCTCCCTTATCCGTGTGGCCCAAGCTGAGGATACCTACGATCTCCTCCATCATATTGCTTGGACAGACGTTGTTTTACCCAGGTTGGAGCGCCGCAAGGCCATCTACTCCAAGATGATTGTTGATTTTCATCTTGGTAAACCAATCCCCCAGGAACTAACCGTCGAGCAAATCGCTGGGAAGGTCTATGGGATTGAGGAAATAATCAGCCTCTTCGAACAAGTCCTCGCGCAAGGTGAGAAAGCCTTGGCGGATATTAACTATGCAGGAATCCAACTCGCCTAACTACCAGATCCCTGAACTAACAGAGAATGATCTCTGGGAAGGAAACATCCACACTATGCCAGAACAAACCCCCTCAGGAGCCGAACAGACTCCCCAGGAAACACCGGAACAAAAGTACGCGAGGCTCTACAGTCAGCAGCAGCAACCAGCCCAGGTGCAGCAACAGGCACAAGTCGTGCAGCCTGATCCTAACGCAGCCCTAGTGGCAGAGATTGCCCAGCTCAAAGCCTCCTTTGCACAACAGCTAGATGAGTTTAAGGCTTCAATGCCAAAGCCGCAAGCTACCCCAGCCCCCGTGGTTGGTGACCCTGGATGGGTAGATTTAATCCGCCAAGGGAACTTCGAGGGGGCTGAGAAAGCCCTGATTGCTCGAACCCGAGAGACCCTCAAACAGGAACTCCAGGGCCAAGCTTACCAAGAGGCGCTTATCGCCACCAACATCCAGCTAGAAATCAAAGACTACACTAACAAAGTTCGTGCCGAAAACCCAGACATTATTCCTCTAGAACCCTACCTACAAGCTCCAATCAATGCCCGCGTGGAAGCCGCGAAAGCCTCCGGTCGGATAAAATCCAATGAAGACTTTGTCCGAGAATACAAGCTTGCAGTAGATGAGGAAGTCAAGAAACTACGAAACATTACCCTTCAGTATCGTGCTGATGGCAAAACAGAGGCCCAAGTTCGGCAACAGGTCGTGCTAGGATCTCTACCCCTTACCCCTCAAGCCACATCCATTCGCGGTGAAGGCTCGACCCAGACAGAACTCCAATCCGAAACTGCAACAGATTATTTTGCTCGGCGGAAGGCTGATGAGGCGAGACGACACGGAATGGCCTAACCTGAGACTAGTGAGGGTGCCAATAGACAATACTTGAAAGGAGTATTACGATGGCCGGTCAACAGTTTAGTACCTCCAGTCTTGGAGGTTATCTGTCCCAGCCTTACCTGACGCAGAGGCTTAGGGCTCAGGCCCAGCCTCAGTTTCGGTTCCGCCAGTTCGTCGATGTTAAAGAGGCGATTGGAAAAAACAGAGGGGATACATGGCTCTATGACAAAAGAGGTAATGTAGCTACTCAAGGAACTGTTTTAGCCGAAACCAATACGATCCCTTGACAAATAGCCTAGTTTGTGGTATACTGTATGTGTATCACATTTTCGTTAAGGGGGATCTAAAAGAAAACTATATGCTGGAACAACTCAATGATCTACAAGGTACCCAAGGTGGTGAAAATCCTTTAGTCGAGTCAATCAGCAGGAAAGACATCGCGCTTTCTTGGCTTGGTGGAATTATTGATGGTGAGGGTTGTATTTTTGCTGGATTTAGAAAAATCGAGGAAGATAACAATCTAACCGTTAGAGTAACAGTTTATAATACGCATCCAAATATTATACGACGGGTTACCGAGATTCTTTGTGAGCTAGAAGTGCCCTTCTATATCTCATCTCCTGGAGGACCTAAAAAGTCTAAACCTGGAGTCACTGTGGTAGTAGGGGGAAAGGGACGAGTTAAGAAACTTCTTGAAATGGTTATACCTTTTCTCTATGCAAAAAGGCGTCGTGCTCAATTAGCTCTTGAATTAATTGCGTATCGAGAGAGTCTTACCAATCCTGGTAAGAAAGCTACTTGGCATGGGGTTACTTTACAAGGTGAACCACGAATTAAGGAGTTAGTAGATTGTATACGTGATGAGGTACATAACTATCCATCAGTATTACAGTTCTCACGACAAGCTAATCGTCCATTTGGTGAATCCTCAGAGACTACACGTTTTCCTCTAACACAAGCAGTTCGTGTTTGAGATGATATAGTCCGATCTTACTAGTGATAGTAAGTTAACATATTGCAGACGAATTTTTCTGTAGGACAAGGTACGGGCGTAGTAGTTGAGTATGCAAATTCCGTTCCCTATACCGGGAAGTTGGAAGCATTAGGTCAAATCATGATCGAACCCGCAGTGGAGCAATCCCTTCGGGATGATATGGTGAAGGCCCTAGAGAGCGCGGCAGGCGCTCAGTATGTAGCTACGGAGTTTATTGCGGTCGCAGTGGGGACCAGCTCTGTGGCGATTACAACCAATGGCACCGCCACGGCGACTGCCACCGCGGATATTACTGGGTTTAACACCAGGGCGATTGTGGACTTTATGAAGAAAAAGCTCATTCCCAAGTATGACGGGCAGAGCTATATTTGTATTGCCTCCACTTCCGCCCTCTCGGGTATGTTCAGTGATACCGCTGCTGGTGGTTGGGTGGATGTCTCGAAGTACACCGTGGATTTTGCGAAGAACATCTTCAACGGGGAGATTGGTAAGTACTACAATGTCCGCTTCGTAGAAGAGACCGGTTACTTCAGTAACACCATTGGTAATGGTTCCAGTCATGGTGGCGCGGTTTTCTTTGGTGCTGATGCAGTCTATGAGGCTGTGACAGTGCCTGAGGAGATTCGTGTCAAAGTGAGTGTGGACTATGGCCGTGACCAGGGGTTGGCTTGGTACTTTCTTGGCGGTTGGAAGATCGTCTGGAGTTTTACTGGCACGCCTGCTGAACAGCATATTGTTTATTTGACGAGTGCCTAAAGAGAGGAGATAATTATGGCTTACGAAAGTCCGACTTTTAATAGTAACGATTACCTCCCTTGGGTAGGTACTCCGGCGACACCTGCTGGACTTGGAACTAGTACTGCCTCTGGGAGTAATAGTTTCGCTGGCACGGTTGGTGCAGGATCTGCAAACGGGGTGTTTGTACTTCCTGTGTTCTTTAATCCTGTGAATGTCCA